CAGGAGCCATTCAGCAGACACTCCGAAATCTCGCACAAGGTAGGTGAGGCATTCAGACTTTAGTATTCTTCTTTCTGGTTCCTCTTTGAGAGTATTCATATTCCAGTAGTTCAATCCGTATTTCTCGGTGAACGTCAACAGTCCACGAATCTTGCGTTGCCTCCGTAACATATCCAGAGCCATGAAGAAACGCTTTGTGGTGTTTACACCCTCTGGGGCTATCTTGATTATCATACCCAATAGTATTTACCGTGAATATAAAATAGATGGATTACCCGGCAGCAGCCTCTTCACTAAAGCCAGTTCTTCCACTTTCGCGCTTGATAAGCAAAGATAATAATTGGTCAATTTGCTTTGAACTGCGCTCCATACATTCCATGTCTTTTTCGTGCATTTCGAGCAATTTGTCAATACGGTGCAAAAGAGCAACTACTTCACTTTGCATAGACTTTTGTGGTACAGAATCATTTTCTGTATATTCTGTATCAAGCATTTCGCCCTCTCCTGTCAGCAACCACTCTTCATTATAGACTGGTTTTGCTGCTTTAATCTTCATGGCCATAGCCTTTGAGACGTTTTTTGTTTTGCCATTCACGATGTCGTAAATGGCTTGTGGTCTGGGTTCTCCGATGTCTTTAGCAAGTTGTGACGGAGTAATCCTTTCACGCTTTAGTATGGCTTCAATCACATTTTTACCTGTCATACGTTAAAAATTCTTAACAGGCGGCAAATTTCTTGTTTTTCTGTACAGAATATCAAGAAATTTGCCTACCTTTGCAGTGAAATATCAAAATTGTCAATGCAAAAGTAAAGAAAATTAGCCAAATGACAAACGATTTTAACAAAAAAAACGAAAAAATGACCCTCAAGGGCTATTATTTGTCTCTTCCAGAGGCAAGCCACCCAAAGACGGATTTCATCACTCGGATAATGAGTGAGTGCGGTGTCTCATTCACAACCGCCCGAAATTGGGTCATGGGTCTAACGAGACCATTCAACCCAGACCACGTTACAAAGTTGTCTGAAATTTCTGGCATCCCTGCTGATGAGTTATGGAACAGTTAGAGTTTTACATCTACGAAAGTGAATTGTGGTGCAAGTATGCAGATGGCCGCAATGAGGTAGTGACTGAATCCAATACGGAGTTGATTCAGCACCTACTGAAATTGATACGCGAACACTACCCCACCGCTTACAAGGCTCTTGAAAAAGAGTATCAGAAGAGCGCAGGGAATGTGAAGTATTACCAGTACCTCATAGTTCGGAGATTCTGCAAGTGCAACTTCGGCAAACTTGAAACCACGAAGTTAGATGTAGAGGCTTCTGGGAAGTTCAACTTTGAAAAGGTAGATTGCCCATTGAGGGGTGAATGTAAGTATGAGGGCGTTATCTGCTTCCCGACATTCAACACAAAGTTGTCGGATTCAGAGTTGCGCGTGATGAAACTTGTGTATGATGGAATGAGTAAAGAAGAGATTGCAGAACAGTTGTATCTCTCACCTCATACCGTCAAGAATCACATCAAGAGCGTGTATTGCAAGTTAGGAATACACGAAAAGTCCGAGTTTATTCAATATGCCAACAGGCATAATCTTTTTTAGTTATTTTTTATGTTTCACAATTTTAATCACACTAAGAGCAATGGGATTGATTAAAAAAAGTAACGAGTTGACCATCCAGAAGAATGTAAAGATGATGGTCTATGGGCAAGCAGGTATGGGTAAGACTACCCTCGCGCTCTCTTCGCCCAATCCACTGTTGCTTGACTTCGACAACGGTGTCAAGCGAGTAAACAACGCGCATCTGGGAGATAATGTTGGTATCGTCCAGATTAACAACTGGCAGGAGGTCGTGACACTGCTCACTACTGAAGCTGCCGAACTGGCACCCTTTGGAACTATCGTTGTTGACACCATCGGCAAGATGATGGATTTCATCATCGCTTACCGTTGTGGTGGCCGGAATCCTCGCGTACAGGATTGGGGAACTATCAACAATGATTTCAAGTGGTTTGTAAACGCCCTGTCTGGATTAGGGAAGCACATCATCTTTGTTGCCCACCGCGATTCTCGCAAAGAGGGTGATGATACGGTGTTTGTACCTGCCTTGCGTGAGAAGTCCTACAACTCCATCGTTACCGAGTTGGATTTGCTTGGCTATCTGGAAATGAAGAATGAGAACGGAGTGCAGAAACGCTCTATCACATTCGACCCCACTTCTCGCAATGACGGTAAGAACACCTGCCAACTGCCAGGAGTGATGTTCATCCAGAACATTCTCAACCAGAACGGACAGCCCACAGGAGCCAATGATTTCATCGAGAAGCAGATTATTTCCAAGTACCAGTCTATGATTTCCGTCAAGGAAAAGGCCGCACAGGAATATCAAGCCGCTCTGGAAGAAATCAAGAATGCCTGTGAGTTAATGACTGATGCCGTGGGCGCAAATCATTTCCTCGAACACATCAAGGATTATGCCAACCTCGGCAACAGCGTGATTCTCTTCGCCAGAGACATCTTCAGTAAGCGTGTTAAGGCCCTCGGTTTGAAGTACAACAAAGACACCAAGCAGTACGAAGATGCAGCAGCCTAAGTTGGAGTTCAAATTCTATGCCACACTGTTAGATGCTTTCTCGCAGTATCTCAACAGTGATACCATCTGGGAAAAGTATTGGGGTTTCTCGGAAGAGCCGCCCCATACCCCAGAGGAATTTAGGCAGCAGCAATTCCAGTCACTCATTGACAGGATTAACCGTGTGCCATTCGACAGCGAAAAGGCAGACAGGGGCACAGCGTTCAATGAGGTTATCGACTGTATGATACTGCATAAGAACTCCGACAAAGTAAAGGTGCAGAAAGTTCGTGGCAATGATGGTTCGGTTACTGGACTGAACGCCACCTATAACAGTCGCACATTCTATTTCCCTCTGCCTCTTTGCAGGGAGGTAGCCGACTATTACCAAGGTGGATTGCCGCAGCAGTACATTCAAGCTGTTCTGCCTACGATTTTCGGTGATGTGTTGCTCTACGGTTACATTGACTATGTTTTACCGTTCTGCACCCATGACCTAAAGACCACAGGCCAGTATGCAGTCGGGAACTACAAAGACCACTGGCAGCATATCGTCTATCCTTACGCGCTGATGAAGAACGGTTGCAATGTTCCAGACTTTGAGTATAACATCGTGGAGTTGGGTAAGACATACTACCGCACCTACACTGAAAGTTACTCATTCGTCCCAGACCGTGACATTCCACGGCTCGCAGAACATTGTGAGGACTTTATCAGATTCCTTAAACAAAATCGTGAGTTAATCACAGACACCAAAATTTTCAATTTAAGATGAATCAAGAAAACAATATGCCTGTTCCTGTTGTGGAACTGGAGGCCAGTCAATTAGAACTGGTCGTGAGTGAGAAAACCATTGGTAGCCTCACAACCAACGCAAAGCAGATTCGGGAGTTGGTTCAACAGGCACTCCCAAGGTATGACATTTCCAACTACTCTACGGATGATATTGCCAAGGCCAAGGCTGACAAGGCTTTGCTGAATAAAGCGTCAAAGACCCTCAATGACAAGCGCATTGAGTTTGAACGTGAGTTCATGGCACCGTTCGGAGAGTTCAAGGAAGTTGTTGCTGAGACGGTCAAACTCATCAAGGAGGCCGTGGCCAAGATTGATGCCGTAATCAAGGAAGATGAGGAACGTGCCAAGGCTGAGAAACGAGAGGCCGTTGAACATCTGGCCGAAGAGTTAGGACTGGAAGAGTTGGGCATCCGTCTCTCTACCATCTGGAATGACAAGTGGCTGAACAAAACCACGTCACTAAAGGCAGTGGAGAAAGAAATCCGAGAGAGAATAGCCACTATCACGTCAGACCTCGAAACATTGAAGTCCTTTGCTGAGGATTACGATGTTCTGGCAGTCCGCTATAAGGAGAATTTCAACCTGCAAGAGACCGTCCGCTATGCGAACCAACTCAAAGAACAGCGTGAAGCCGCAGCCAAGGCCAAGGAAGCCGAGGAAAGAGTGACAGCACCAGAGACCCCATCCGTGCCTATTGACACAGAGAGCAAGCCAGAGGACAAGGAGCCAGAGAAAGAAGAGTCAAGTCACCATGATATTGACGAATCCGAGGCTGATGCCGCCGATGCCTTTGCCGACATTCTGGGACAGTCTGCAGGAGTTGCCAAGAAAGCGACTGTCTATCCTCGCTACTATGAGATAAACGCCAACGATGAGCAGTTTAAGGCTCTGGAGGATTATCTCACTTCAATGGGTTTAACATTCACAATCAAAGACTGAGAAGATGGCCAATACTGTAACAGGACTAATCCTCTTCATAGGTCAGACGGTTGCCGTTCCGACTAACAATCAGAACGGCCAACCGTTCTATAAGAGGGAACTCATACTGGACGCATCCAGATATGACCAGTTTAGCGGTCGGAAGTTTGAAAACTATCCGAAGTTCGAGTTTGTGGGTAACAACTGCACCATGCTTGACCAGTTCCAGGTAGGCCAAGCCGTGACCGTCTCTTTCGTACTCTCTGGAAGAAAGGTAGAGAAAGACGGACAGGTGAACTACTTTACCAACATTACAGGTTACAAGGTGGAGTTGTACCAGAGACAACAGCCAGTGCAACAGCCTCAACAGGCAGCACCATATCAAGGCCAAACGCAACCTGCATACCAAGGTCAGGCGCAACCTGCATACCCACCCCAACAGCCATCTAATCCGTTCCCTGCAACTGCACCCACTGGAGCACCTGCACCGCAGCCGTTCCCACCTGCCGTTGATGAGAATGGGAATCCGATAGGAGGTGACCCAGACGATTTGCCATTCTAAAGTGAGTGAAGAATATGGCACTGTACAATCTAAAGAATCCGTATGACCGTCAGCGTTTCAAGGAAAAGGCTAACGCTATGGTGTTGGCACAGGATTATGTGGAACTGAAAAAGAAGCACACACAACGCAGTCTGGCTCAGAACTCATACCTGCACCTGTTACTCGGTTACTTTGCGTCAGAGTTTGGATATACTCTGGAAGAGGTGAAGTTTGACATCTTCAAAAAGCACTGCAACCCAGACATCTTCATCCGGCAGCGCAGAAACAAGCGAGGCAATGAAGTTAGATATGTCCGCAGCAGTACCGAGTTAGACAAACTGGAAATGACACAGGCCATCGAGCGGTTCAGAAATTACAGTAGTGCCCAATGCGGTTTATATCTGCCAGAACCCAATGAGCAGGAAGCCATATTCTTCGCCCAACAACAAGTAGAACAGTACCAAGAATTTATGTAACCACTAATTCATAAAATTATGTCAGAAAAGAAAACAACATCAAGAGTTACGATTGATTTGAGTTACTACAATTCAATCAGAGACAAGGCCAAGTCGGCT